TAGTTAATGGCGTCTTGATATGATTTAGTTTTAGGTCTTGATTTAGTATTCGTTACTTTCTTAGCATTATTACCAGCTTTCTTACCTTTGATAACTGGTACTTTCGTTTCATTCATATACTTAGCAACATATAAATCAAAGTTGTGTGTATCTCGACCTAAACCACATGCTGCAAGTAAGTTACCTGGATCTTGTTTATCGAATTGTATATCTTGATGTCCTGGCATCTCATTTTTATAGTTAATATTCCAAAACTTAGTTAAATACGCCATGACTTTGGCTGTATTCTCTAATGACTTGAGAGAACGCTTTTTATCTGTAAAGTAGCAACCTTCTACACCAAACGCTGCATAGTCTGCGTCAGCACCATACCATGCGTTATCGATAGTTGTATTTAACATAACATGCCATGCACATTCTGTTACTGGAATACAGATGATTGCTTCTTTATCGTCAACGAAGATGTGAGCGCTTGCGACTTGCGACCAAGAAATATTATAAGTATTTTTGTACCAGTTTACATTTTGTTGTGCAGTTGAGTCTAAATTCCCTGTATCATGTATTACTGCGAATTTAGGTTTACCGTCTTTAGTGTGTAACCGTTCCCCGTTTCGTCTTGTGCCTATCGGTAATAAATCATATCTAACAGGCACACCATTCCAATATTCTGTCATCTACATTCACTCCTAATCATTATTCGGTCTATGATATGCTCTTGCTTGCGGACTATCTGTTAAACCTGTACTTGTACCGTCAATGACTGAGAAATACATATTCACTAAGATTGTGCCAATTGCGACTGGGTTGGATATTACTTGCATGATTGCATGTCCGACTGCATTCCATGAAGTTAATGCTTGCCAATCGATACCTAAATAGACGAGTACAGGTAAGATTGCACTTGCGATAAGTTGGATAATACCTACTGAATGCGTCATTCTAATTTGCCAGTTAATACCTAGAAAATTCTTCATCTAATTCACTCCTTATTCAAATAAAAAGCCGACCTAAAAAGGTCAGCTTGTAATGTTATTCTTTGATTATGTCTTGGTACTCTTGTCCGGTTAATTCCTTAAATTCTTCTTCTGTAACGAACCCTCGTTTTACAAATAAAGCGAATTGTTCTTCATTATATAAGCCCATTTTATAATATCTAATACCAATGTTACGCATTAATATCACTCTCCAAAACTTGTAATGTTAAACTAGCCATATCGTTTTGCATATTCGATACTATATTTTGTGTTTCCATTAATTGTAATGTTAGGTCTGCTATTAGAACGTCTTTGTCATCAGGTGCTTCTTCTACTTCAATTTTAGGCTGTTGCTCCAACCATTCTTCATACGGTGTACCCACCCATTTTTCACCATCAAAATGGATAGGTTCATAAAGTCCTTCTGGTGGTGCAATATCAGTCCATTGTTCTTTTGGATATTCTAATTCTCCATCTTTATTCTCCATGACTAAAAACGGAGTTCCGTCATAAAAATAAACTTGTTTAACTTCCATATTCTACACTCTCCTATAATGATATTGTTCCTTCGATATAATAAGGTGTAACGGTATCTGCTGTACTATTAGGGTCAAATGTTATTTTTAGTTCTCCAGAAGTAGGTATAGTTATATTATATATAGCTGATGTATTCATATATGGGTTTATTTTCACTTTCGAATACTCTGCATAACTGCTTATTTTCTGTGAAATATTCGTTGGTAACTTTGCAAACGCCATTGTGTTTGAAGTAATATTCTTCACTGTCCCTTTAAGAAACAATAAGTTAGTATCATTTATAGAAACGAGTCTATACTCTGGTAGATTCACTGCTTGTGTCGTTCCGTTAATTAATGAAAGAGATTGCCAACCTGTATCTGTATAAGAAATAGTAGATCCATCTTTACCCGGTGGACCTTGTGGACCACGTTCACCTTGTGGGCCTCGCTCACCAGTATCACCTTTTGGCCCCATTGGTCCTGTCGGACCTGCTGGACCAATCTCGCCATCTATTCCGTTTGCTCCTTGTTCACCTTTTGGCCCTTGTGGACCAGTATCGCCTTTGTCACCTTTAGGACCTCTGAAACGTTCAATGTCTTTTAACATAATTCGTTCAACGATATCATCTAACATATCAACATGAACTTCTTTACCGATTGCTTTTGTGATACCACTATCGTTTACTTTGAAATAGAAATCTGCCACATGTGAACTATCATCAGTCAAATTGCTACTATCAATTAAGAATAATTTTGCTTGTACACGTCCTACGTGCTTTGTTACATAGTCAGATACATTGTAACGCACATGACCTTCTTCAGCCTTAACAACTTCTAATTCTTCATTAGTAAAAATAGAGTTATCTTCAGTGATTAGATGTAATACAGGTTTGAATGATGTTTGATTTAAATTAACTGGGATAAATTCTTTATTTTCACTAAAGATATTACGTTTTTTTATGTGAATATCTAACGCTGCAGTAGAGTTATCCATTGTGTAGAGATTGACATTAATATTACCTAAGTCAATACCTCGCTCATCTATGCGAGCAGTTACTTCACCTTGCTTGAATGTTTCCATTTAAGCACCTCTTTTACATAAATTTAGGACCACACGCTGTCAGCATGTAGTCCTATGTTTGTTTGTATCGGTCACGTATGAAGTGTTCACCTTTTAGACCGATTTCATCATATAAACTTTTGATTGTATTTGCTTGATGTTGCGCCCAACGTACATCAGTAGCATATTGATGATTGCCGGGACTTTGTGGGTTCCAACGCATTCTGTATAAAGTTTGTTGGCCTTTATCGATATAACCTTGTCTAACGAATTTAGCACCACCAATAATAGCTTTGGCAGGAGTAGTCCAACCTTCGTTTTTAGCAAAAGTCATAGCATAATTAGGATTATTGTCATAAGCACCAATACCAAAGTAGTTATAAGCGCCGTAACGACCACTAGCAAAGTTAGAGCGACCATAACCACTTTCTAAGAATGCATGTGAAATTAAGTAAATTTCATTTACATTATATTTTTTACAACCATCAGATACAGCTTGTCCTTGACCGGATAAAGTACCTTTACCTTTAAGAATAGAATTCAATTTCGATACGGAAATACCTTGATACTTACCTAAATTAAGCATTTGATACTTCTGACTTGAACTGTTCCAAATTTCTAAACTGTTCATTGCTTTTAATGTGTCAGAACGACTAGCATTGTACCAACCAGAACCATAGTTGATTTGTGGCCATTTTGTCATTTGAATATTAACTGCTTGAGTAAATGTGTAGTTACTATAAACAACAATAACCTTAGGTTTGCTAGAAACTTTAGACGTTGTTGATGTAGACGTAGAAGTTGATAGTTTACTTGTGCTACTTGATGAAGTAGAATTTGATGACTTTTCTTTCTTATCAACTTTGATATCAATTTTAGTCGTTTTACCACTTTTTATTTCTTTAAGTACTTTATTTCTATTTTGGTATAACTCAAGCAGTGACGCTTGGACTTTATCAAGTACTTTTGAAGAAGGTTTTCCGTCAATTAAAGGATCAAAGTTACCGTGTTCCATAACGGTACGCCATAAGTCGTCAGATACTTTCAAAGATGATCGTTTAAGTGGAATGTTATACCCTTTTAGTTGGCCAACACCAAATATAATTGCATGTAGTTCATTAAGTAAGAAATCTGTTTTGGTGTCGCTGTAATCTCCACATACTTCAATTACGATATAGTCAGGTTCACTTGGTACTTTGACATCTGTATATCGTGGTTGCCAAATATGGTGTCGGTCAATGTAAAAATGTGGATATTCAGAATTAGAAATATATTTATTTCTGTCATAATACATCTGTTGTACAGAACACATTGTTCCAGCGTTCTTGACTGCTAGCCCTTTAGGCTTGTGATTTCTTACTTCGCCATTAGCAATTCTATGTGGTATAAATCTAGGATAATCAACTTTCTCATCATCTTCTGCAGTTACTGTAATAACTTTTTGTTCTTTAAGTGGCTCTTTTTTAGTTTCTGATGTCGGTTTGTCTGAGGAAGTATCGCCTTTATCTTGAACAGGTGTTGTATCTTTAGGTGGCATTTCAGTTTTAGGTTCTTCTTTATAAGGTGGTCTGATGAAATAAAGATTACCACCCATACCACTGTAACTATGTTTAACATATGCAGCTTTACTCCCATACCAGTTCTGATCAATTGACGTAAATGTATTAGTATCACTAGGACCAACTACAATCGCTGTATGTCCATAAGCACCATATGTCCAACACACAACGTCACCCGGCTTCGGCACAAAACTAGGTGTATTCGCATATATCTTCCATGTACTATTTGGATATTGGTCACGTCGTGCCATTGCATCAGCGTTTCCATATGTTCTAAATCCCCAATACCTATCAAAGATATAGTTAGGCAAGTCCCAACATTGGAACCCCAGACGTTTATCCACATCGACACCTAATTTGTTATCAGCTAACCATTTAGCCCATGCTACTACCTGTTTGGCTGTTGGTT